CCTTGCCAACAAAATGTTCCCTTATTGTGTCGCTGTCGATACACCAGAACTTGCCCGCGTCAGGCCACCCCGCACCGCTTGGGTTTGGCCCCCCGACACGCTCCCCGCGCAGCTGCATGAAGCACTTGCGGAATAGCTTTTGGTTCTGCCCCTGTGGCCTCGCGTCATTGTGCACAGCTTCCATTTCCTCGCGTGTCGCTTCGCGTATGATACAAGTCGTGACCTGATCCCCGTCTGCGTCCTCTCCCAGTTCAACTATCTGCAGGATAAAGTTAATCTCTGCGCCAGTCTCCATGTCGCGTTGTTTCGTTGCTCTTGCGGTGCGCACCCGTGTTTCTTCGTCAAATGATAGTTCAATCTCCGTATCACATGCCGCACGCAATGCGCTGGCCCCACGCGCACCCTTCGACGCATCCTTGCCGCTGTGGTGGACTAGCATAATGTGAACCCCTGTTCGCTCTCGTATAGCGTCCAGTCCTGCGATTAGCTTGGACATCTCAGAGTTATTGTTTTCATCCATCTGACCTGCCGTAGCCCTCGCCAAGGTGTCAATGACCAAAACCGTGACAGGTTCATTGCGCTTCCCGATTTCCGCCATGATTGCTTCGACCTTGGCTATATCTTCTTCCGCGTCATATAGATTGATAGGCGAAGGTCTGACCGCAAGTGATACATCGTTGAACCCGTGTTTCTCGTGCAGCGCATATAGTCGGTTCTCAAACGCTCTCCCGCCCTCTGTGGCTAGATATAAGACTGACCCACGCTTGACCCTGTTGCCGATCCATTCCTCGCCCGCAGCTATGTGGTAAGCCAAGCTCATGCAGAAAAAGGATTTGCCCACGTTTGACGGGCCATACACCACGCTAATTGAATTTTCCGCGATCCAGTTCTTGATAATGTATGTGCTGTCCAAGCGTGGCCTTGCATCGCTCGGAAATATAACTTCGTCCAGCACGTTGCGCGGTTCAAGTTTCTTGCGGGTATCCTCTGAACCCCGCGCAATCCACACGTCATTCCAGTCTAAACCTTCGCTGTCAGGTATGACGCATTCTACGCCGTGATCCTTGAACGCTTGTTCACATGCCTTGATGCCTGCTGGATCGTTATCCCCCGCAACGATAAACCGCGTTTCTGGTTTAACCTCTTTTAACGCAGTTATAACATTTGTTATATTGCTGGCGTTTAGCGCGTGCACGCATGGCGTCCCCGTGGCTTCGTAAACACTTGCCGCAGTGGCAAACCCCTCGGCAATATAGCATTTGTCCTGTATGGGACCGCCCACAACGTGAAAGCACCCCTTGTAGTCCAACCCATAGTTAAATTTCTTTTTGCCGCTTTCGTCTATGAATTGCGTGCCTACAACTTTTCCTTTGTTGTTTATGATGCGGATATGTAGATCGCCTTCGTCAACTATTGCGCCATGCTGCTTAATGCGCTTGCGGGTCAGGTATGGGTGTATCTCTGGTGTTTCGGGTAGCTTGACCACGTTATCTGGGGTTTTGTTCATTGCGTCGCTCGTTTCGCTTATGATTTCCTTGTCTGGATAAAGGCCACGCTCTCGCAATATCTGGATTATTTCTTTCCAATCCTGACATTGCCGACAGTTTACCTTTAGATTGCCTTGATATTCGCTAATCCAAAACCGATCAACACCCCCGCAATTCGGGCAAGGCCCGTGGTGCTCTTGGTGGCTTGTCTTTTTAAGCTGTAACGCGCTTATGATTTGCGGCGCGTATACGCTATATATGGGTTCTGGGTACTTGATCTTGCCTACATCTTGCCCTATCATTGCTTTAACAAATGCTCCTCACACGGTTATTTGTTTTTCTTGTCTCGATGATGAACTGCCCCACGTGATCGCTCCGTGGGGCATTTTTTTTGCTTAGAATGGAATTTCGTCCTCTAGCACGTTATTCGCAGGTGCAGCTTGTGGCGCACTTGGCTTAACAGGTGGCAAGCCAAAGGGGTCATCCTCTTGCTTTGCTGCCGTAAACCCATCAGTTGCGCTGAATGGATCGTTTGACGCTTCCTCAGCAAGCTCTAAGACCTGCACGCCGCGCAACCTAAGCCCAACACCAGACACAGCCCCCGTATTATACGCGAATAGCTGCCCCCATACATTGACTTTACTGCCAGAGGTTAGGCGAAAATCCGCTGGTAGCGTGTTTTTGTTCGCATCTTTTTGCAGAGGTGGCTTTGTGGCTTCACCATTGTAAGCACCTTTTAGCTTGGCTTTGCCTTGCGGCTGCCCATCGTCTAGTTCCTTATATGGGTAATACATGGGTTTGGGCTTCCACTTGCGCTTTGTATCTGCAGCCGCAGTTTCCGCGTAGATTTCATCGCATTTCTTAAGAAATTCTGTGGCATCCTCATTGGTCATATTGAATGAAATTTCATATGCTGCCCCATCTTCCTCTGGCTTGCATGGCACGGTTTTGTTTTCCATGTTGTCAAAGCGATAGGTTTGATTGATGCGCGGGTATTGCGCGGTTACGTTCTCGAATAGAACTTGGTTAGGTGTTAGCATTTTCATAGACTTGTCTCCTTGTTTTAAAATGCGTCTACTTCGTCTTCCATCCATGCAGGAAGAAAGACTTGATTTACGTCAGGCCAATCTGTCGTAAATTCCCCTGTTCGCATAGCATTGCCGATCTTTTCCAATGTGGCAAGCATGCGTTTGTGTGCGTGCGCTAGGTGTAGTTCACTTAGTTCATGCACAGTTGTGACATATGGTGCGTTCTTTTCTACTGCTATGAGATACATAGTTTTGCAGGGTAGGCCCGCTTCCCACATAGTGTGCAGGTAGAAAGCTATTTGCACGTCATAGTTATACCGCCGAATTTCCCGATGAAATGCCTCTGGCGATGCGTCCTGCGTTGTCTTGATGTCGATAATGTAAGGCTCATCCGTTTTCTTTTTCGGCATGATTAGCCCGTCTGGGCGCACCTTTATGTCAACACCAGTCTTGCTGCAGGTTGTGAATATGCTGGCCTCTGCGACGAACGCATCAGAATACACAGTTTCTTTTAAGAAATCGCAGTGCATGAATGCGTTTGTTGCCATAGCCATGCAGGTGTCGTAGTCTTTTTCGGTAAGGATAACCTTACCTTCCTTTTCAGCTTTCGCCTTGGCATCCTTCCATTTGCTGCCGCGTCTATCCGCTGGGCCGCGCACAACTAAATCCTTTTCAGGTTCTAGGATCATCGCGTGCGCACCCTTTCCCATGTCGAAAGCGTTGCTCTCTTTACGCTCTTGACCTGCCCAGTGTAGCAGGGATTTGCTTAGGACTGTCTTTGCGTCACTGCTAGAGATATGTGGAAATATCGCTTTGTCGTGATACTCATAGTCTGGCAGGTTGTATTCAATTTGTGTCATGGTACTTCCCCGATAATGCTTCAGATACGCGCCCTGCATTTACTCGCAGCGCGTTTGCGATTTCTTGCTGTGACATATGAGGAAACATCTCGTGCAACTCTATTGCTTTTGCAGCAAGCTCTTTCGTCATCTTGCGTGATTTCACAGGTGCCTTGCCATTCTCAAACACGCGATACATGTACTGCAATGCGCCCTCTATGCGTGTCCTTACTTGACTATCCATGTTGTATTCTAGGGCTTCTAAAAGTATTTCCCTAGCTTTCGGTATGTCTGCCATTCCAGTTCTCCCTTGCTACATAGATGAACGCTTCCCAGTCCATCCTTACTTTCTCATCGTGATGCGCGCCATCGCCCATCAGATGCTCTAATCGCATAACCACAGTGATTGGCTGTCTGTCGTATTTGTAGACAAGCACAGGTTCTTTACCTGCTGCCTGCGCTGCCCTTTCGACTTGCACCCACCACTCTGGGCGAAACGTGTGATGCTTACCGCCGTATCGCTTGCACTCGATAACGTAAGGCCAGCTTTCATCGTCCGTTATAATGTCGCCGTGGTCTGCGGCTCTGTACTGCTCAATATCGCGCTTTGCGTTTAACCCCAGATCAGCAAAAAGCATATTTGCTATGCTGCGTTCAAACGATGCGCCTTTGTTACGCCCGTTGACCACTGCTGGCTATCTCCTGCTGCAATTCTTCTAGATGTTCTGCGTAATGCCAGATCGCGCGTTCTACAAAGTCGCTGCGGCTTGGCGGTTTGCGCAACATGTCTAGCGGCGGTTCAAACCGCAGTTTCTCTATAAGCTCATCTGCCTTATGCGACAGATGCAGCATACATGCTTTTGTATCTTTCATTTTTACCTCGCAAAAAAAATTGTTGACACCCTGCTTTTAGCTTGATACCAATTAAGTGTCAACGGGGAATTGACATAATATTAACACATGGAAGGATAAACATGGATAAACACAATAAATACGTGCAAGCCTACTATCAGGCTTACAGCAGAGCGGAAGCTGCACGCAGTACACTTGCGCAAGGCGAAACTGTTCCGCTGTCTTGGTTAGAGGAAATCTGCCAATCAATCGACTTAATGGATGCAAACCGCAATGTGGTCCAGCATACTCGTTGAGTACATAAAGCAAATGCATGGGGTGTCAGTCATCTGGCATCCCAGCGAAACAGAAAAGGAGCCACCGTTTTGATTAGTTATATCGCATGTCCAGAGTGCAATGGCACAGGCTATATAGAGCGTGAGCGCGTTGCACCTTGGATCGACAGAGACACACCGCCAGACTTGGAAGCGTATGACGAGGTATGCGAGCTATGCCTTGGTGACGGTGAGATACAAACAGATGTTTATGGGGACGACGATGAAAGCTGAGAAGAAAACAGAGACACGTGTGAGCAAAGCTATCGCAGAAGCATGGGAAGGCTCCACAAGTGCAAAGCAAGCTGCAGAGAAGTACGTAGCCTTGCTGAAAGAGGATCAAGCATTGCGTGATGAAGCGACAGAGGCTTGGTTAGAGCGCATTGCATATCAAGATGTGGTTAAGTATCCGCGCAACTATCGCGCTGCATTTAAGAACAACGCACAAAAGCTCAAGGTTCTGCAGAAGGGCGAGACATCCACGCCTAGCGTTGCGCTGACAGGTGTTGTGTCGATCTATGCGCAAGACATGTTTGAGCGTTTCCGCTTGCCGATCAGTGGTGTCCCGCTTGGGGATGCAACACGTGAAGATTTAGAGAATGCAATCGCGCATGAAGGGTCACGCAGTACGCACCATGCGCAGCAAAAAGTGTTCTATGAGAAAATGCAAAAGCGCCTGTCTGGCAATGCACAAGTTGTGCGTGAAGTCTGGACAACAGAGGAAGCTGAACGCGCCTATCAAGAGGCACTAGCATAATGTTACAGGGGATCAGAGCGGGTTCGCAGAAATGCCATGATTGTCGCGCCCCTGCCAGTTTTATTTGGGGCCATCACGCGCCAGCGTTTACGTCATTCACAGACCGCCCCAAGGGAAGGGCCACAGATTGAATGCAGCAATGCCAATACAGCAGCGCCCTTCCCACTCAGTTTAACGGGGTCATTGTGAAAACGCAGAAATGCCTAGACATTGTTGCCCCACGGGGAGAGCCATCAAACGTTCGCAGAGATGCCTCTATAGTGCCGCTCTTCCCAACCAGTTACAGGGGGCCATCCAAAAAACGCAGCAATGCCATGTAATCCCCGCCCCCACCGAATTTGGGCCAATAGACCAACGCAGAAATGTTAAGATGCTTTCGCCCAATAACCAGAGGCCAGAATACCGACGCAGAAATGCCATTATCGTAGCGCCTCGCAACATAAAAAGGAAAACAAATGGACAAGAGATACGAAAACCCAACCATTGCAAAGATACAATTTGCGTGGCGCAACCGCCAGAACATGGTCAGAGCAGAGGCCAAGCTAGTCTTGCAGATTAAAGCCACATGTCGCGGCCTGCGCGATGGTGACATAAAAGAGGCCAACAAGCTATTTGCACAGCTAAAGAAAGGCGAAGCTACATTTGAGGCCACAACAGCTACACAACCTTTGTTCGAGGCTCGTGAGCCATTGCTTGAAGCCCGCAAGAACTTTGAGAAATATCTTGCAGACTTAGCCAAAGAATTACCCGCTTCAACATTTGTGGATAAAGTAAAAGGCTTTGGTCATCTCGGTCTTGCGGGTATTGTGGGTGAAGTCGGTGACTTTATGGCATACGAAAAAGAGCTTGACGGTATATACAAACGCGCTGGGCTTGCAGTGATTGAAGGTGAGCGTCAGCGCAAGCACAGTAATGCCGACATGGCCTTGATGCACGGCTACAGTCCATCCAGACATGCGGTATTTTGGACTATTGGCGACAGCTTGCTAAAAGCACAGGGTAAAGAAGAAAATGCTGGGCCATACCGCATAATTTACGATAATCGCAAAGCTATGGAGCGTGAGCGCGTTGGCACAGATGGTCACGCACACAACCGCGCTTTGCGCTATATGACTAAGCGCCTTGTGCGCGATTTATACAACGAATGGAAAGAGGTAGCATGAAATGACTGACAACCAGATCGCTAAGTATTTGGAACACACAATAAAAGACTGCATAGCGGCACGAGCAAATCCTACATCTGCACTGGTGCATATTGATGCGATACACTCTAGGATGAAGCACGTTTTAGATAAGCTCAAAGAAGAGCGTGATGATGTAACAGGAGCACCAGTATGACAATAGCCACAGCATGGGCTGCACTAGCCAAGCAGGAAAATGCTGCGTACCGCAAGAAATGGGGTACAGGACTGCAACAGCAGAAACGCGAAGAACCCAAACCAAAGCAGAAGGGCAGGCCGCTTGGAAGTTATAACCCAGAACGTCGCGATCTGATTATAGAAATGGTACGTGAGGGGTTCCGCACATGTGATATTGCCAGAGAGGTAGGCATATCTGAAAGCAGTGTGCGTTACTGGCGGGCTAAATACTGTCAGAAATAAATCGTGTGGGGCGCGCTATGAGATGTGTCGGGATATAGCTGCTGGCTGGACGCCGCGCCCCACCGCGACAAGATAGCAAAACAGGGAGTGAGTGCAATGGAGTTTTTCACAGCTTTTTACATAGAATACGCCGTGCGAGGCATGGATATACAGACGTATATACTGCTGCCCAGCTATGAGGCGTGTCAAGTTTTCATTCGGGATAATGAGGATATGGATAAGTATATGTTTGCAGAGGGTGATGTAGACAAATGGTGCATCCGCACAGAGAAGCTATCCGCAAGTATTCGCCCAAAGCTGCGCCCAGAAGGTCTTTAAGGCGTTACAAAAACATGTTATATTTCAAGCATGTAGCCAACACAAGAAGTCTGAGCCTTGCCTATCAAAGACAAGGGGAAGCGCAGGGAGTATAACAAAAAGTACGGCGCTGATTGGTATCAGCGTAACCGTGAAAAGACGCTTGAACGCACGCGAAAGCGAAAGAAAGAGCAACGACAGAAGTTCAGGGATTACAAAGCAGGCTTGTCCTGCTTTTTTTGTGGCTTTTCGCACCCTGCCGCGATAGATTTCCACCACCCCGATCAGAACGGCGATCCAAAGGTAAGCCACTTATTGCAGCAAGGTCAGTTTAAGAAAATGTGGGCAGAAGTGGAGAAATGCATCCCACTGTGTTGTAACTGCCACAGAATTTACCATTGGATGGAATTAGAGGGAGAAAAGGATGAATGACATACCAGAATACTTTGCCATCGCAGCAAAGATTATAGAGCGTGCAGAGCGCGGCTTGCCGCAAGATAGGTGGATGCGCGGGGATCACGAAATGGAAGCCCTTGTTCGCGCTTATATCGCCTTGCTTCGCACATGTGAGACAATGCACGCTGACATGATACAGCGTGGAACTGACGCAATGGATATTAGCTAATCCACGCAAAACCTTGTAGACTGGCATCAGCCAACAAAGGAGCGCGGTATGCAAACTTTCGTAAAAATCGACATGGACGACGATATTGAAAGCACAAGCGAAGAGGTAGATGCGCTTCTAGACTACATGGATGAACGTGTAGAGCAAGGAGTGCAGCCAGAGGAAGTCATGGCTGCAATCATTGTTGTACTTGCGCTTATGTCAGGTGAGAGCGAAGGTGCGGAAATACTTCACTAACTAAGCCAGCGGTATATGTCCTTGGTTTTCTTGATGCGATCATCAAGCCCATGATAGCCACCATTGACGCGACGTGTGATTTGCTTGATTACATCCTCGCTGACACCTTGATCCGCGATTTTGAACAGGCCATTTTTCTCAAAGAAAAATATAGCGCTGTCCATAGCTAGCTCATCCGCAATCGGTGATGGATCATCAACCAAACCATCGCGGCCTATATGCTCTGCAAACTCGCGCGTATTGTCTTTGCCAGTAAGCTGGATGAAGCCCTTGCCTGCGTACTTCCAGCCATCACCTGAGCTTTCTGGGCCATTGCCCATGCGGCCTGAATAGACTTTGTTTGCAAGTTTCTCTGGGTTCATTGCATATGGCGCAGCTTCCGCTTCTGAGGCAAAGCGAGAGGGCCACACGCGGCACATGGTTGCAGCACGGTAATTCAGATTTTCCTCTGACACCAAAAAGTTCATGCTTTCATGCGCGGCTTGACCAAGCAAGTGTGCGCCACGCACCGCATTTAGCTTGTAGTGGTTCGCGATAGCGCAGGCAGTGTTTGGCCCGAATGCGCCATCAGGAGTTACGCCGCAAGTCTTCTGCAGCATCTTTAATGCGTCACCTTTAGCCATTATCTTTTGCCTCCGAAAAACTTGGTTGCTGATCGTACACCAAAGGATGCAGCCACGATTACGCCCAGCGTGTATTGATACCACTCAGGCATGCTTTCTAGCGCAGCAAACCCATCAGCAACAGTTTGCCGACCCCATTCGCCTGTAAAACACAGCACAAGCGGCACAGAGAATAAAATAGTCAGCCACTCGTCTTTCCATGATGACTGACTGCCCTCAGCCATAATCTTTTCCCACTCAGCCTCAGACGTGGCTGCGGATTTCATAATCGTAGCCTTAGCTTCTGCCTCAACTAGCTTTAGGTTAGCCGCAGCAGCTTGTGCATCAGCTTTGCCTTTCAGCCAGCCGCCAGCAAGCTCTGTGAGTGGCCCTATAATCGCCTGTATCATTTGCTGGCCTCCTTGCCCATCCAAATGCCAAAGCAGCCTGTGAGGGCACCCATGCAGACGCTGACAAGCCCTGCCTGAGCATTGCTTGGGTCATCCAGTGACATGAACCAGTGGACGCTTTGGTACGTTAAGACTGTAACTGCCAGCATCATTAGTCGAGGCAGTATTTTCCAGTCATCAATAAATGTTTTAGCCATCACCATTTCCCCTGTTGTTTGCCGACGAAATAAAATCCCACGCTGAGAATACCAGCGCCTGATACAAAAACCAGAATGCCAAAAACCCACTCAATAATCGCCTGCTTGATCTCTTGCTTGCGATACATCGTCTTGCGGCGTTTCTCTTTAACTTCACGCAGTATTTCAAGGTATTTATCCTTACCCTTTGCGCCGCCAGTGTAGGTCACAAGTCGTAAAATCTCGGCACGTTGTTTGGCGAGTTTTTCTTGCGCTGCATAAATTTCGATAGCCTCGGCCTCTGCCGATCCGCTAAAGGCTTTATACCACGGCGGGTTCTTCGCCTTCTTTTCTAGGAAGGCAATATCTGATGCAGCACCAGCCCACTTAGATAGCTGACCCACGCAATCCTCTATTTCGCGACCCTTTGCGACCATCATCTGAATGCCTTTAAACGCGGCATTTGCTGTGGCTATGGCTGTGACTGGATCAATCATGTCTGTCTAATCCTCGCTGGGCAGATATACTCAGGGCTTACTCGATAGAATATATCATAATAGCCGTATTTTCGCGACCCGCAGTCATAGTAGCATATTTTGTGAAACCCGAGCGAGAAGCTATGCCCCCATGCTATGAAGGCAAGCGCACACAACTCACTTGCGTAGCGCCTGCTCTATTGTGTCTAGCTTGATAAAGATAGCTTTGATCGTTTCCTTCATTTCTTTCATTTCGCGATCATGCGCTAACTTGTATGCTTCATTCTGTGCCTTTAACACAGCTATATCAGTATGGTGCTCACCTTGACGTTGATACATCACCCAAACAAATGCTGCGACTGGCAAAACCACCCACTGAACAATCGCGTCGATCATGTCAAAGTTCACTTCCATCTTACCACTTGCCTTCCCACACTCGCAGGTTGCTAAACTCGTTACTCATTAACTTCTTTTTTATCACATCTTTGACCGCTTGTGTATCATTCCAAGCCACACCAGCCTCTTTTAGCCAGATATTTAGCATAGCCATGTCAACATTGCCGACATGCTTGTAGTCTGATCCAAAACTATTGTCTGTGACTTCGCGTGCGTGTTGTGCGTCTTTGAGCGCTACAGATGCATCGTGGGTTTTCTTAATGATGAGCTTGTCGTCATCAAAAGTAATATTTTCACTTATCTTTGTTGATAGATTTGGCATTACTCGTTGCCTTCTTTTTCGCTGGTGCCTTCTTTGCTGCAGGCTTCTTTGGCGCAGGTTTTTCCAGTGGTAACTCAGGCAGGACTTCTAAAGCCTGCGGTTTCGTCACTGAGATTTTATTAACCTCTGCCTCTGGTAAATCAATAATATCACCGTTGCGCACTAAGCCAAGACTTGTAGACATGCTGCGGTATCGTACTAAAACTCTCATTTCAAACTCCCAGAAAGGAAAAGGGGGCCGTGAAGCCCCCTAATGCGTCATTATGATGTTGAGCAGTCAACAACCATGCCGTTTGCCGCTTCGTTCTTACATACCAATGTAAGTTCTGTAACGACTTGGCGAGTTGTGTTGTCGCCTGTTTTCGCAAGCTGAACGTTTTTGGTTGGACGCAATGTTGCGACTTCCCACATATCGTCCTGCATGATGAATACGTCACGACCACGGTTCTCACGTGATGGAACGAACTCAACAGTACCCCAAGGTGTAACGTAAACCGCTAGTGATTTGATCACACGCTCGTCGCCAGCTTGTACTGCTGAACGCTGGTTGTTGTTACCTGTGAAACCTAGGGCAACGTTCATTTGGAACGCTGATAGATATACAGTGTCAGGGTTGCCACCGTTTTCCCAGATAGACTGCATGCAGCTATCGAAGTCAGTTTGTGAGAACGCTGTTTGTGTACCGTCTGTACGTGCGTCTGTACCGTCACCAGTTGGGTCAGCACCACCTGTACCTGCGTTGGTGATGTTTGAAGTCAACCATGAAGGCGCACCAGCAAGTTCACGAGCTGTTGATGAGTTACCAGCTACACGAGCATTGTTGTCGAAAAGTGCTTTTTCGATGTCCAATTTTTGCTCTTTGGCAATCTTCAAGACTTGGTAAGCAATCTCACGTGCGCGACCTGCTTTGTCCAAACCTTCGTCTGTGTCAGGTACGACAACTGCGTTCTTAAAGATTTGTGTGTAGTTGCCCAAGCGAGTTGTCGCTGTTGCTGCGTTTGCAGTTGTTGCGTCACCTTCAATGTGCGCGTTCGCTGCAGATGCGCGTAGGCTATCTGTTTGCCATTCGTGCAAAGTGTTGCGAGCACGTGATGTGCCTGACTTTGTCATAAATGGAGTTTCTTCTGGCGAAATATTGGTGATGTAATCTGCCAAATCTTCGCGGATGCCGACTGCGTCATAGCTGTCGAATGTGTTGGTTGGCTGTGCCATAGTTCACTTTCCTTTACTAAAGTTTAGGGTTTATCAGCAAATCAGTAAAGTCACGCGGATTGCCCGACTTTATTGCCTTTGCCTCTGCCTTTCTGCGAGTTGCAGACTGACTATCCTGAGCACGTTTAGCACCAGCCTTGACGACAGGCTTCGCTTGCTTAGCCTTTGCGTCAACGTTCTTACGATTGGCCTGCATTCTGCGGTAGCGAACCGCGTCATACAGAATTTCAATCTCTACAGCATCGGTGAGTTGCATGAGCGCTTCTTGCGGAACGCCATAATACTCTGTGCCGCCGCGCAACATATCCTGAGCCGCTTTCTCATATTTCTGAGGGTCAGCGAAGTCTGGAATGCGTTGCTGCAATAGCTGCATTTGCTCCTGACGGTGGGCTGCTTTCTGAGCCTCCGACTGTTGCGCACGCTGCTGTTGCATTTGCTGCATTTCTTGCACCTTAGCGTTATACTCAACCATTTCCGTTTCGTAGGCTTCCTTTTGCTGCATGTAACCGATGGGGTCACTTTCCAAAAGTTCCTTTGATGGCGGTGTAGGCTGCGTAAAGTCGCCTTGCTGCATCTGGTTATACATGTTCAAGACAGCTTCTTGCTGCTGAGCTAATTGCGCTTTTGCCGCTTCTAACTGCTGCACTTCCGTTTGGACTTGCTTTGCAGCTTCCGCGTTTTCACGCATTTTTTGCTGAATATAGCCCTGACCCGCTGCAGATTGCTTTAGTTGGGAAAGGGTCCAGCGCTCTGGTTTTCCGTCAATAGTAACGTCAAACAGAGTATCGTCGCTGTCATCCTCAACGGCTTCTACCTCGTCAGTATATTCAGTTGCATCGTCTTCATATTCGGTTTCACCATCATCGTCAGATGCTTCGATGACTTCTTCATCCGCAGCTTCTTCAACGTATTCGCTCTCAGCGTCCTGAGTTGGCTCATCCGTAGCTTCAACTGTTTCTGTAGAATTTAGGTCTGGTGACAGTAGGCTTTCTACTGTGGTCTCAAGTGTAGTCGCTTCCACGGTACTACTCCTTATTTGTGGCGATCTAACATGCGCTCTGCAGCAATAGCTGCGTCAAGCTGCATTTCGATCTGGTTTAATGCACGCATGATTGCGTGCGCCTCTTCGCGCTGCTTTGTTTCCTCTGCCGCGCTATTCGAGAATATGCTGATCTGCACATCCCGAACATCTTGGACAAACTGCTGAAACGCAGTGTCATTCTTTAATCGCTTGGCCTCATCAGCCTGTATGCGAATGCTATCCATGCTTACCCTCTAGCTGCATTCTGCGCTGCCTTAATTGCAGCCACATCTACACTGGTGCCATACTGACCCAGCACCTTAGCTGCATCAACCAGCAAATCTTGATCCATCTGGTCACGCTTGCGATCATCCTCCATAGCCAGCTTTTGCTGCTCTAGCTGCAGCTTTGCCATGTCAGACTGCATCTGCGCCTGAGCCTTCATTTGCTCTGCAGCTAGGAATGCTTGGTTTGGATCGGTTGCGCCCTGAGCCTGCTGGGCTTGTGCCTGCTGCTGCATTGCAAGTAGCTGCTGCTCAACCTCTGGCGTGATCGGCGCAAAGTAGCGATCAGAGTTGCGCACGCCAGCCGCAGCCAGCATATCAGATAGCGTATTGCGAATGTTGGTAAGGGAAACCATACCATTGTAAGGCCCGTAAGCTGTGTAAATCTGCTGCTGGATTTGGAATGCCTGCTGCAAAGCCATCATCTTTTCTTCTTCGCGGCCTGTGCCCAAGCCTACGTTGATGCCGATGTCCATATCTGAGCGCCACACACGAGGATCAACCTGCACAAATTGGCCGTTGATCTGCATGGCCTGTTCTTCGTCTGTGTGCTTGATTGCTGTGCGCAACATTATTCCAAAAAGACGCTTCATACCATCTGCTAAGTTGCGCACCATAACCTCAACCTGACCCGCTTGGGCTTGGATTGTGGCTTGGACTGCTGCTTTAGTCGTAGACTGCATTGCGTCTGGGTCTAGCCCCATTGATGCACGGGAAACGCCAGTCTTGTTCTCGACTAGCTGATCCATGTACGTCAGCGCACCAAGTGTCTGGCCCGCAGTAAATGGAACGTCCAGCGGTTGGATTGACCCAGCCTGACGCATACGCACAATCGCGCCGATCTCGTTATTCAGCACGTCATCAATATTCACCGCGCCATCAACAATACCAATGCGTGGGTTGTTTGTCATGGCTACGTTGTCAAGAATGCTGCGCAAGATTGCTGTGCTTGCGTCTTGGTCATCCATAACGATCTCAGCCAAGCTGCGCCCGTAGAATGTGTGCGGCTCAGGATCAACCTCAAACACTGCAAATGGCACCTCATCCCAAGGCTCCAAGTCTAGAAGCTTGTAATTGGTCCCGCCGCAGATAAAGCGATGCAGGACTGGAATACCTGTGCCATCCACGTCAACCTTCATGTAGGCTTCAGTGACCGCAACACGGCGCATTGAGGGATCGCCCTCTTCGTCCTCATAGTCGTCTTGTGCATATCCTTGGCGTTCGATTTTCTCTGCCTCAGACATGTCAGACGCACCGTAAAGCCCATCTAGGTTATAGATGTCCTCATAGTCATAGCCCATCTCAACCAAGTCACCCACACGCATCTCTGTGCGGTGCGCTACGATATATGCATCATCAATACTGCGTGCCTGAGAGTTTACAAAGAACTCCTCTGGCGGCACGCTTTCGATGCGCAAGCGTCCATCAGGCATTTGCTTGCTGATCTTTAGTGAGTGCTGCGGAGCTTCTACCTCTGCGCCAAACTCATCCATGCTCATGGACATCTCAACGCTGTGCTCCAAGATTGTCACATCGTCATCAGATGCGATAAGCATGTATTCATCGTCTGTCAGGTTGTCATACGTGAAAATCTCAGCCTTATAGCTGTCCTCCCAGTATGCCTTAACAATACCGCATTTCTTAATAAGCGCATCATGGAATGCATCATTCAGCACACGATAGCCGTTGTTCTTGTTGAACACGTAGTGCATGTACTGAGTTGCCTGTTCTGCTGCAGCAACATCCTCTGGGCCTAGTGGCATGTACTCGACAGGCTTTGCTGTGGACATAAAGACACGCATCAGGCTTGGCTTCACAGCGCGGATCGTGTCACGCACCTTTGTCGCCACAACCTTGCTGCGACCATCTTCGTATCCGATGTCAACTTCACCGTCGAAGTAACGCTGGGCCTTGATGCGCTCATCTGTGATCTCGCTCTCAACAAAGTCTACAGCCTGCGCAATCGCGTCCTGCAGGATACCTTCAATCTCGCGTTTGTCTTTTGCTTGTGGCTGCATGTGTTACTCCTGCATTTGCGGTAAGAGGCCAGTTTGATCACCAGCCTCTAGCCCGATAAGGGCGCGGATTTCCTGTAGGCTAATAGATTTATTTGGTGCAAGGCCAGTGGCAAGCATGTTTTTAATCTGCTCTGCTGACTTTAGCGCCTTAGCTTCTGATGCTGTCTTGGCTGCAAGCCCTGCAACGCTTACACCAGCCATCGCTGGATTGTATGCAATCGCACCAACATTCAAAGCCTGCATTAAGCCACCGCCAGAAGGTGACATTTTCCCGATCAGGCGTAATGTGTTTTCGCTCATATTGCCGCGAACGAATTGCTCCATCATTTTCAACTCATAATCCAAGAAGAAACGCGATGCTTTCTTGCTGTTCAGGATATTTTTTACGGCGCGGCGATAGTTATTCACCAAGTTTCCACCTGATCCGCTTGCCGCAGTATCAAGCTCTGCCTTTTTGAACGCATCCTCAAGAAGTTCCAGCTTTTTGTAGCGCTTGTTAGCTTCACGCGCAGTTGTCATCAAACGATTAGCTGGTGCTTTAGCTTCGATAGCTTCATCAATCACATCAATGATTTCGCGGATACCCTGCTCATTTCGCGCTGAATTGTAGCGCTTATACAAGCCTTGGCGCAGCTTGTCCAACTGCCCGACTGTCATAGTGCTATCCATCTGCGCTTGGATAGTCTTTAGTGCTGCCTTTGTCTGCAGGTCAACCTCTGGGACGTAGTTAAACTCTGCGACCTTTGCATTTGCCTTGGCTACAATCTGGTTCATCTCGTTTGGCTTGAACTTCACACCAGCTTTATCTACCGCAGCATACGCAGCATTCTTGACTTGCTGCAAATTTTCAAGCGTTGGGCGCTCGATTGATCTTTTAAACAGCGCTTGCGTAGTCTTGTTTGCAGCTTTTAACCCCACAGATGGCGCAGCAAATGCACCAATAATACGGGCTGGTGTTTCTAGTGATGGAGCATATTCCTCTGCGGCTTGGCCTGCAGCCTCACTACCTGCGCCAGCCGTGCCAGCCACAACTGCGCGACGAGCAATGCCAGCAGGCCCGCCAACTACTGCCGAAGGCAAAAACTCAGCGACAGTTTGAGCGTATTCGCCTGCTGTTGTTTGCGGATCATACTGTTCTGCGGGGAAGGCTTCGCGTAAAGCCTGACCAACTGTGGACTGCAGAACGGGTGTCTTTTCATCAACCTCGTAACCTAGCAAATCCTTAGCTTCTTGGTATGTTCGCACACCTAAGCGGCCAAGCATCTCTATAGCCTCTGGCACAGCGATTGCGCCCTCGCGCAAACCACTCTTTAGGGCCATCTTAATATCTTCGCCCTGCGATACTTCTGGCTGCGGCTCTGGGGCGGGAGCGTCCTCGCCAAGCATTTGCATCAAGGCTGCGTAAGCGCCCTCTGCATTTTCACCTGTGACTTTGTACTTGTCGCCATTTGGTGCTGTGATCTGAAAAGTCGCCATGCTCACTACATCTTTTCGATTGTGTAGCCGTTAATTACTACTGGTTTAGTTGTCGGCTCTGGCTTGGCTGTATCCGCAACCGCAGCATCCATTGCCGCCTCTAGGTCAGCGCGAGATGGTGTGTATCGGCTCCCTTCATAACCAGCCAAGCTGAAGTTGTTTTCCTTGAAGTATTGCGCCATTCCAGCTTTTGCCTCGGCTGCAGCGTCAAGTTGAGCAAACAAAGCCCGCAGCCGCGCTGCATTTTGCTCAGGCGGCAAGTTGATGTTGTATGAGCGCTTAATAAGCTCTTTGCCCTCTTGTTGCGCAAACTGGCCGCCAAGAATTTCTCGTAGGCTTGTTTGGACAACGCTTTCAACTAAATCTTTTGCCTGCTGACTTTCTGGTGCAAATACAGATCGACCAAATTCACCAGCTAAGCCCAACAGCGGACCAGTTAGCTGCTCTCCAGCTTCTAGCTTGTCTAGCACAGTCTTGATTTTTGCTGCGCGGTTACGCGCCTCCCCAAGCCCAACAAGGTCAATATCTAAGTATTCTTCGCCAAACTTCTTGTTCATAGCCTCAAGTCCAGCAGGAGCTTTGCCAGTCTGTTCAATCTTAGCTAGATCAGCTTCAAACTCTAAGTAAGTACCCTCGTAACCCTGAGACTGCGCAAGTTTGTAGCGCTCAATGTCTTTGAACTCTTTGCCGCCTGATGTAGCGACCTTGATTGCCTCTGCTCCGCTCATGCCACCATCACGGACCAGCTTAGCTAGATCGGACTTGCCCATTGTTTCCAAGTAAGATGCAGTTACGTTTGCCTTGGCTTGAGCATCCTTGCGTGCGCGGCGCTCCTGACCGCCTGCCTGTATTGCCTGCACCATAGGTGCAAACGCACGTGGATCAGAACCAAGCAATAATCCCATTTTTAATTTATCGGCAAAATCAGCGCTAAGGCCAAGTGCGCCACCTATCAAGCCTTGTGACTTCTGTGGTTGTTGAGGTTGAGCCATTTGTGCTGGTTTGTTTTGCATGGACGCACCGCCTTTTCCATAACCTTCCCAAGCGCCTGTGCCTTGGGTTTTTAGAATATACTGGCCAATCTTATCTTGAGTGGCCTTGTCAAACTTTTGCTCAGGGTCAATGCCTAGAGCCTTAACTGCGTCACGCAAGGTTGTGCCAACAACCTGATAAGCACCAACTGGTGTAGCAACACGCCCAACCTGCCCTTTGACGTACTGACCATACTTACCAGTTGGACTGGTGAAGCGGATAACATCGCCGACAGGCATCTCAGAAACTTTAATCCCAGCAAAGGCACCGTTTGGGCGGTTCTGATAGCCAAAGAGGGCGTCATAGTCGCCCCCGCTTTCGCCCTTAAAGATGTTCTGTTGGTGCTGTTCCCAAGTAAGTGCCATGCTAGATAAACGCCGTTAGTAGACCCATAGGATTAAATGGTGTTCTCGCTGTTGATGTCGTGCTGTATGGGATTGAACCAAGAACGCCAGTCATTGCGCCAAGCCCAGCCAGAGGCGCACCAGCCGCGCCATAGTATTGCTGCTTTGCTAGGTCCATCATTTGCTGCTGAAGCTGACGCTGGAATGCACCTTGTTGACCAATCGCTGCTTGCGTTTGCTGACCCATGCCGAATAGCTGACCACCAAGCCCAGACAATCCACCTGCGCCCGCCTGCTGAATACCTGCAGTGCGGAAGGCTGTGTCCATAGCTTGCTCATAAGCACGCTGACGTTGTTGAGCTGCAATGTCGCCAGCCATGCGCCCATATTCGCCAGCCATAACACCCTGCGCTACGCCATGACGTGAGCCACCAAATGCGCCTGCCTGTGTGGCTTGTGCGCCAAGTTGGCTTTGCGCCATCTGCTGCTGACGCATGATGTCTTGCTGCGTGCGATCAATGACCTCACTTGTGTAGGGCGACATGTAAGGCTGAGCGCTTGGCTGAAAGCCAGCTAGGCCGCCATACGTTTCCCCCGCTCCGCGCATTGCTGCGGCTGAACCTTGGAATACGTTTTGCGTAGGTTGATTTGCTGCTGCGCCCATTGTGTTATCCTCCAAATAGGCCGCCGAATAGCTTGCCTACGTCCTTTTTGGCTGTTGCTGCTGCGTAACCAAGGTCTGCTTTGACCTGATCCGCAAAAGACATTCCGTGAGATGGTGTTGAATATTTCCCGATCTGACCCTTTGTATCCAGCATACCGCTTGGCTTAGCCGCATATGGCCCAGTAGTCGGACGCGTTTCAGGGAAAATTCTATAATGGCGCTCAAGCGCCTCTGCTGTGCTTTCGCCACCGCCACCGCCGCCGCCGCTTGATACAGGAGCCGCTACAGGCGCTGCAACAGGAGTAGGAGGTGGAGCGACAGCCGCACCTGTGATTGGGTCAAACCCAGTCATCTGCGCAAAATAAGCATACTGGTCTGGACGAGTTTCTCTCAAGCGCTCCATTGAGGCCATGTAAGCAGGATAAGAACTGTATCCTGTCAGGCCGCCTTGGGTGACAGTCTCCATGCCGCCCATGTCCAGCGCTGCAGGTGCCTCTAAGCCAAAAGCAGAGGCCATGCCTCCTACGTTTCGGGCTAAGGCCGCTTCATACGGATTTACGGCTGCAACCTCTGGACCCATGTAAGGTAGCTTTCCAAGAGCATCAATTTGCTTTGCCTTTTCGAGCGCAAACTGCCCAGCCTCTTCCATGTAGGCTGGTATTTCTGCCTTTTCAGTTCTACTACTGCCGCCCATATTAAAACTCCAAGTGCATTGTTATAGAGTGAGGCTTCCAGCCTATCTTCTCTAAAGGTTTTTGCCATCCTAAACGACCATCAAATGTGGCAAATGAACAGCCCATAAGTTTTGCCCATTCTTTCACACTTTCAGTCATTTGTAAAATTTCATCCAATTTACCGCCTGCAAGAAAGACATGCAGAGCCTTTCGGTTATGATATACCACTATTTCTGTCACAATGCACCCCTGCTCTGCAGGCCAGAGTTGCATGCGACCAGAATGAATGCCAGCTACGACCTCGTCCCACGTGTTTAAATCACCAGAACGATCTAAAGCCGCCTCAATCCAAGGACGGCAGCGATCTAGTTCATTTACTGGTGCGTCTTTAGCCATGCATCCTCGTTATGTGCAAAGTTGTTGCAGGTGCGGCTGGGCTAAACGCTGTCGCTGCCGATGCATCCAAGTAGCCAGACGTGCTATCCACTGCCCACATAATTTGCAGATAATCACCAGCGCTCACGTCAAACTTAGCGCTGCGCGACACGACAACCGTAGCGTCATTCTGATGCAGTGAATACACAATTGTATTGTTGGGCGCGTCTGTGCCGTTCAATCTTGGCCAGAAATAAAACTTTACCGTACTGGATGACGTTGACGAAATCTGCGCTGAGAACAGAATAAGATACTCGCCAGCCTCCGCAAACACGATTTTCGTCGGGTCTGTGCCGTCTAGCGTGATGCCGCTGTTACCTGATGGCGCGTCATACTGGATCGCATATGCCGTATTGACCGCAGCCGCAGTCACGTCTGTTGTGCGGTAAAGCGATGCATGACCATCTTCAAGGATGATCTGCACGAACTCGCCGTCTTTGGATACAACGGGATACTTGTTCACGTTGTCCCACAGGATGACGCCGTTTTCCGAAGGATTATCGTCCGCCGTCTTAAAACCTAACTTGGACAAGTTACTTTGCAAAAATGAGGATAGCTGCCGCCCCCATTGCTTCCAGTCTGGGCCGATAGGGGGGAGGATTGGGCTAGGCATTACCGACGACCCCCAGCAACTGTATCAATACGCATATTTCCTACACGCCAATCAGCCAGTTTCGCGCCCTCTACCTTCATGCGTATCTGGCGACCAGAAAACCGAACTGACGTAGGGTTAGCAGGTGTAAAAGGTCCGTGAGTAGTTTCAGAAGCGTTTGGATAAAAGCGCGTCTTGAATGATACGTTTACATCACCTTGCGTTTTTTCATCAGGCACTAGCTTTGTAACCTTTGCAATCTGATCGCCTGCGCCAATGCTAATTGGGCCTGTCTCTGCAAACACAGATGCACTGTCTACATTCAAGCCAACTTCATGCTCATAAATGTCAGTGTCAGCATTGTGACCAGCAAGAAACGGATACTTAAACACACCGCGCTGCACACCTGATGTTCTTGCGAGATTGCCAATTAACCAATGGTTTTCTTTGTAGTCAAATGCAACATAGCGATCAATTTCGTTGCTTGCTGATGAGCAGTAGAACCACCATATCTCACCATATTGACCGTTAGCAAATCCCCAGATTTTAGACTGCTGTGAGTTGTTCATGTCGCCAAAAACATAATCATGCACATCGCACGGCAACTCCTGCACAGAGTTACCATCAAACCTGAAGAACGCACGTTGCCCCATCCAGAAGGAACCAAGGTCAGTATCAACTGCGCTTTTGCGAGATACCGCACCACATGCTGTACCTACGCGCTCAAAACCATATACATATGGTGGCCCTAAGTAGCGCGCAGTGTGCGCGTCTGTATCTGTGATAATTAACGTCTGACCGCGTGTGCGAACTGCCTGCATAATTTGCCCAGCAGTTTGCAGCTCAATGTCACCAGCTTCATTTGTAGATGCTGCAGTCCAAGTTGTATTCGCCTCACGGTCACACCACTGAACCTTGCGCGGATTACCGCCTGCACCCAACGCAAAGATAAAGCGCTCCTCGGTTACGACTAAACCAAGGTTATCAGTTGGCGCGTTCGTCAAAGCAGACGCAGCCGCAGGAGCCGCCGACGTATCCCAGATTAAAATGCGACCATCGTCATAGTGACAGGCAAGTAAGTCTTCGCCAAAGTTATCTATAGACCACGTTGTCGCCTCTGAGTAGTTACCCAAGTCTTGGCGCGGTGTGCCGTAGTAGCCATCGCCATAAAATCCGTAACCGTAGCCAGTCTCAACCTCTGCATCTTCACGACCCGTTGCCAAGTCTGTCGGTGTGATGTCAGTCGTTGTCCCGTTGCCAGTCATGATAACAAGCTCGCTATGCGAACCGCCTGCTAGACGTGCTGTGCCGTTTAACGCTTCCCAAGTGTGCATGCCGCGCACAACGTTCGTGCAAAACGATGTCTTGCGCTCCTGCCAACCGCCAACTGGACGCAGGCTATTGTCACGCCAGCGCACGAGCGATCCGTCACGCCAGCGACCCGATTGCTCTAGGTCAGTGCCGTTGCGGTAAAAGCCTGCGG